TATCATGTTTTCTACCTTATCTAGACGATTCATCAGAAGGACTAATCTCAACTCTCTCAGAAGTAAACTCACTATCTATGTTAGGTGGTGGTGTCGGTATTGGTGTTGGTATTAGGTCATCAGATGACAAATCTGTTGGCGTTATGCCTCACTTACGAACATATGACGCTTCTTCATTGGCATACCGTCAAGGACGAACAAGGAGAGGTTCCTATGCAGCATATCTAGATATCTCTCATCCAGATATCATGATGTTTCTAGAGATGCGAAGACCTACTGGTGACCAGAACATGAGATGTCTAAACATGCACCATGGCATCAATATCACAAATGATTTCATGCAAATCATCGAAAGAAGTATGATTGATGGCGATGCAGATGACTCGTGGCAATTAAAAGACCCGAACAGTGGTTTAATTAAAGAAGTTGTATCAGCTAAAGATTTATGGCAAAGAATTCTAGAAATTCGTATGCAGACTGGCGAACCATATTTACATTTTATTGATATATCTAACGAGAAAATGCCACAGTTTCAAAAAGATTTAGGTTTATCTATTAAACAATCGAATCTATGTTCAGAGATTATTCTACCAACAGATGCAGAAAGAACAGCAGTGTGTTGTTTGTCTTCTGTAAATTTAGAATATTATGATACATGGAAAAAGAATGAATATTTCTTAAAAGATATTGCTGAGATGTTAGATAATGTATTGAGTTATTTTATTGAGAATGCTCCTGATGCTGTTTCAAGAGCATCTTATTCGGCATCTCGTGAAAGAAGTATTGGTATTGGTGCATTAGGTTGGCATGCTTATCTTCAAAAGAAAAACATTCCATGGGAATCAGCATCAGCAGTAAGTAAGAACAAACAAATATTTAAAACTATTAGAACAACTTTAGATGAAGCAAATCTAGAGATTGGTAAAGCAAGAGGCGAAGCGCCAGATGCTGAAGGCACAGGCCAAAGATTCTCACATCTTATGGCAATAGCACCAAATGCCTCATCATCTATTATCATGGGTAATACTTCACCTAGTATCGAACCATATCGTGCAAATGCTTATAGACAAGACACATTGTCTGGTTCACATTTACATAAGAATAAGTTTTTAGATAAAATAATAAAAGATAAATGTAAAGCAGATAGTAAACTGGACTATGATGAGATTTGGTCATCAATCATTGCTAATGACGGCAGTGTACAACACCTAGATAAGTTATCAGATTGGGAAAGAGATGTATTTAAAACATCAATGGAGATTGACCAAAGATGGTTGATTCAACATGCAGCTGATAGACAAGAATGGATTGACCAAGCACAATCATTAAATGTATTTTTTAGACCAGATGCTAATATCAAATATGTACATGCAATACATTACATGGCATGGAAAGGTGGACTTAAAACGATGTACTATTGTCGTTCAGAGAAAATTGGTAAGGCTGACAAAGTAGCAAAGAAAATTGAACGACAGGTAATTCAAGAACTGGATTTAACTCAACTGGCAGAAGATGACGGTATTTGTATCGCCTGCGAATAAAAAAGGATAATAATGAAAAAAATATTAAGATTTACAGCCTCTTGGTGCCAACCATGTAAAGGATTAGAAATGAATTTGAATTCAGCCAAGCTCGAGGTGCCTGTAGAGGTTATCGATATTGACGAAGATGAAGATTTAGCAACACAATGGCAAATTCGTTCTGTACCAACTTTATTAATGTTAGATGGTGAAACAGAAGTTAAAAGAAATTCGGGAGTTTTATCAACTAAACAAATAGAGGAATGGGCAAAATAATGGCTACTACAATGGAAAAAACTGGAAAGGCTGCAAAGCAATCGAACTTAATGGAAGACAGAAATAGTTTTAAGCCATTTAATTATCCATGGGCTTATGATTCTTGGTTAAAACACGAACAAAGTCATTGGTTACACTCAGAAGTTCCAATGGCAGAAGATGTAAAAGATTGGCAAAGAGTATTGACTCAACCACAAAAACATTTTCTTACAAACATCTTTAGATTTTTCACACAAGGCGATGTAGATGTTGCTGGCGGTTATGTAAATAATTATTTACCATATTTTCCACAACCAGAAGTCAGAATGATGTTAATGGGTTTTGCTGCTCGTGAAGCACTTCATGTTGCGGCTTACTCACATCTAATTGAAACTCTAGGAATGCCTGAGTCGACATATGGTGAGTTTCTAGAATATGAAGCAATGAAAAACAAACACGATTATGTAAAAGATATTAGTAGTCGTAATGGTGATAAACAATCAACAGCAACTCATATTGCAGTCTTCTCTGCATTTACTGAAGGTATGCAACTGTTCTCATCATTCATTATGTTACTTAACTTCCCACGCCATGGTATGATGAAAGGCATGGGCCAGATTGTAACATGGTCTATTGTAGACGAAACAATGCACACTGAATCAATGGTTAAATTGTTTAGGACATATATAGAGGAAAACAAAGAGATTTGGAACGATACACTTAAATCTCGAATATATACCATTGCTGAAAGAATGGTTGAGTTAGAAGATAAATTTATTGACTTGGCGTTTGAAATGGGCGATATGCCTGATTTAACCGCAGCTCAAGTTAAACAGTACATTCGTTATATTTGTGATAGAAGGCTGATATCATTAGGACTACGAGGCGTGTATAAAGTTAAAAAGAATCCATTGCCTTGGGTTGAAGAGATGATTAATGCTCCAACACACACGAACTTCTTCGAGAATCGTGCAACAGATTACGCTAAAGGCGCTTTATCTGGTTCATGGGAAGATGTATGGGGAAACCCTGAGGAAAAGAAAAATGAGAAAGAGACAACCTAATTTAAAAGATAACAAAGTAGCTTACAAATACCAATCAAAAGGAGAAACAAAAATGGTAGATTTAAATGTAGTAAAAGCTTGGGTACTTGCTCGCTGGGCTGAAAGAACTTCATGGGACGGAGCAGCTTTAATAGTACTTGGCGTTCTTGCTCTAATGTCACATACACTCGTATCTGTAGCAGCAGTTGGTGCTATTGTTTATGGCGCTTGGACATTATATACAAAAGAACAAGCAAAAAAGAAATAACAAATGATAACCATTGAACAGTCCGCTATCGACAAAATCATGGACCTATATACGGATGAATCTGATTCTGATATAAAAGGTCTACGAATGTTTGTGCAAGGTGGCGGTTGCTCAGGGTTTCAATATGGATTTACATGGGAAACTACGATAGAAGAAGAAGCCACTGTAATAGACTTAGAAGGCACTAAACTAAAAGTTATTGTTGATGCACACTCTAATCAATATCTAGACGGCTCAGTTGTTGCTTATACTAAGACTTTAATGGCAGAACAGTTTCAAATAAAGAATCCATCTGCTTCATCATCTTGTGGATGTGGAAGTAGTTTTGCAGTATAACGGAGAAAGACATGGTTGAACATTATATATATAAAACATCTGTAAAAGATGGCCGATATTATATTGGACGCCACTCAACAAAATATAATGATAGTTATCAAGGGTCAGGTAATTGGATAAAAGATTGCCAAAAGAATAATATAAAATTAGATACAGAGATTTTAGAATATTGTTCTTCTACTGATGAATTGATAACAAAAGAACATGAATATTTGAAAGAACATATAAGTAATACAATGAATATGAATGAAAAGACTGATAGTAGTGGTTGGACATCAGAAACTGCTGCCTTTTTTGGTGAGAAGAATGGAATGTATGGAAAAAAACATACACCTGAATCTATTAGATTGATGAAAGAAAATAGAAAAGGTAAAAATGTTGGACATACAAGAAATGTTGGAGAAAACAATCCAATGTTTGGTAAAAAAAGAGTCCATTCTGCAGAAACAAAAAGAAAAATATCAGAATCACGAAAGAGATTTTTAAAGGAGAAGCAAAATGGCTTACTCAGCTAAAGTACTTGACCATTATGAAAACCCAAGAAATGTAGGTTCATTGGACAAAAATGACCCTAATGTTGGTACCGGAATGGTCGGGGCACCGGCATGTGGTGATGTGCTAAAACTCCAAATTAAAATTAATGATGATACAGGAATCATTGAAGATGCTAAATTTAAAACCTACGGCTGTGGGAGTGCTATAGCAGCAAGTTCACTAGTCACCGGTATGTTAATTGGCAAAACAAAAGATGAAGCCCAGGCTATCAAGAACACAGCAATTGTAGAAGAGCTCGCTTTACCGCCAGTTAAGATTCATTGTTCAGTATTAGCTGAAGATGCCATCAAAGGCGCCTTAGCTGATTACGAGAAGAAAAAAACACAGCGGGA